TCCAGACGCAGGTGGCAAGCGTCCTTTAGTGCTAGATGGTGGTATTGAAGTAGACGAGCTTTCTAAAATTAATTTTAGAGAATTAGACTTTCAACAAGCTATTTCTGAAAATGAAAAGATTATATTAATAGCATTGGGAGTTCCTCCGTTACTTATGGACTCCGGTAATAATGCAAACATTCGTCCAAATATGCGAATGTACTATTTAGAAACAATTCTTCCTATCGTCAAGAAAACAAATAAAGCTTATTCTCGATTTTTTGGATTTGATATTGGAGAAGATATTACAGATATTCCTGCTCTACAGCCTGAGCTGAGAGACCAAGCAACTTTTTACACTTCCCTTGTAAATGCAGGAATTATAACACCTAACGAAGCTAGAGTTGCTATGAATTTTGATGAACTGCCTGATGCAGATGAAATTCGCGTACCTCAAAATATAGCTGGCAGCGCAGTAGATCCATCACAAGGTGGTCGGCCTACTGAAAATGGAGATGATGACTAATGGCTTCACGAAACAGATTAAGACAAGCTGTAAATAAGATATTAATACAGCAATTTAAAGATTGGGGACTCCCAGAGGATATTGACTACAAAAGCTATTGCAACATTGTTGATAAGCCTGTAACTCCTAAGCAAATTCAAAAATCTTTTTATAACTGGAGAACTGCTGTTCATTCCGTTAGAGTTATGGATAAATCAGTATTTGCTCCCAAGCAGAAAGCAGCGCCTAAAAAAGAAGAGCCTAAAAAAGAAGCTCCAAAAGAACCTGCTAAGAAAGTAGAGAGTAAAAAAGATGATAAATAAGGTTTTTAATTTTACGTCCACTTTTAAAGCTCTTCATGAAGATGAAGACGGAAGCGTTCATATCTGCGGTATGGCAAGTACTCATGATGAGGATCGTGCAAACGATGTCATTATGGCAGAAGCATGGACAAAAGGTGGACTTCGAAATTTTGAAAAGAATCCAATCATTCTTTTTAATCACGATTATAATAAGCCGATTGGCAGAGCAACAGGTCTTAAAGTGACAGAAAATGGCCTGGAACTCAAAGCAAAAATTTCTAAATCTGCGCCAGATCATGTGGCGCAATTAGTAAAAGAAGGCATTCTTGGAGCTTTTTCTGTTGGTTTCCGAGTCAAGGATGCTGATTATATAACGGAAACTGACGGATTAAAGATTAAGGATGCTGAATTGTTCGAAGTATCAGTTGTATCGGTACCTTGTAACCAAGCAGCAACTTTTTCTCTGGCAAAATCATTTGATTCTATGGAAGAATACAATGATTTTAAGAAAACTTTCACCAATCGTGTAGATCTAGCCGGTCAGTCTCTGGCTAAGGATGAAAAATCATCTGTAGCTAGTGAAACACCGGACGAAGCGGACAATTCCGTTAAACAGGAGATCAAAATGTCGGAAGAAGTAAAAACTCCCGAAGTCGACTTGGAAGCTTTTGCTAAGAAGGTAGCAGAGGAAACTGCTGCTAAAATTGCAATGAAGCAAGCCGAGCAAAAAGCTGCCGATGAGAAGGCAGCACAAGAAGCCACTGAGAAGGCCCAGGCAGAAGCCCAAGCCAAAGCTCAGCAAGAAGCTGAAGTTCAAACAGCTATTAAGGTTGGTGTCGAGTCAGGCGCTGATCGTTTGATGGCCGATGTTGAAGCTAAGCTGGCTGAAAAAGATGCCAATATGGCAGAGGTTATCGCTCAATATAAGCGTGACCTTGAAGAGAAGAGTGAAGAGCTCGATAAGATGCGTGAGTCTAAGCGTGTATTCGCTGACCGTGCCTCTTCAGCAGATCTCGAAAAGCACTCAAAAGAGTTGATGTATGCCCATATGCTGGGTGTATTCACTCAAAAAGGTTGGGACACCAAGTATGGTCGTGAAACTCTTGAGAAGGCTGGTATGGACTACCCCAACTCAGGTAATCCCGGCACTCAGCCCAACATCGCTACTAGCGTACAGACTGCTCTTGAAAAAGAAGTTCAATTCCAGTATCGTCTGGCACAAGCTTTCCGTGAGCTGAACATGAACTCTCAGTCTATGATTCTTCCTCTGCAGAGTGACACCTCAAAGGCTGTCTTCTCTCAAGGTGGTGAGAATGCTCGTTTCACCGGTTCTACGACTGGTGTAACTAATGATGGTGTAAATGGTACCGGTACTGCAGGTACGTTTGACGTAGGTCAAATCGTACTTACCGCTCATCGTATGATTTCTACCACGTTCCTCGACAATCACATTGATGAAGAGATTCTTGTAAATCTTCTTCCCATGATGACCGAGAATGTTGCCCGTGCTCACGCTCGTGCAGTAGATGAAATGATTCTGAACGGTAACACTACTCCTCTCATTAGAGGTCTTGCAAACTTTGCTACTGCAGTAACTCTTAGCACTGCTAATGCTGTTGCTGCTGCTACAGGTTCTTTGACTGCTGCTGCTCTTCTGGAAGCACGTTCCGGTATGGGTAAGTTTGGTCTGTCGCCTTCTGACGTCACGTATGTCGTTTCACAAGAGCGTTACTATGACCTGATTGCAGACGCAGGTTTTGCAGACATCACGGATGTCGGTTCTGATGTAGCAACCAAGCTGGTTGGTGCTATCGGTTCAGTATATGGCTCGCCCGTACTGATTTCCGACAACTTTGCTACTACTAATGCTGTTGGTGATGACATTGCTTATGCAGTTAACACTGCTAACTTTGTTATTCCGCGTCTCCGCGGCGTTAATGTTGAGCAGGATTACGAAGTGCGCGAACAGCGTCGCTTGGTAGTTGCTAGCCAGTCACTCGGTTTTGACCGTATGTTTGGCGGTACTACTAACAACCCTGCTTGTATGGCTATCAAACTCTCCTAATATCAGGGTTTGGAACGTGGGGAGGTTCGCCTCCCCAAGTTTTTACTTATATACTTATGGCTAAAGATTTAATTACATTACAAGAATACAAGGATATGGAAAGAATTTCCAATCCGAAAGATGACTATAATCTTCAGCGACTAATTTCTTCAGTGAGTGTATTAGTAAAAACTTATTGTGCAACAAGTTTCTTAGACTTTTATAATGTTAATAAAGTAGAGACTTTTCACCACAAATGGGGTACAGATATAATACAGCTAACAGAAACTCCTTTAGTTTCTGTCAGTCTTGTAGAAGAAAGAGACAACTTATCTTCAGCCTACCAGACTTTAACAGTAAATGAAGATTATTACTTAGATATGGATACTGATAGTATTTTTCGTATATCTTCTACTGGGGCAGAAAAACACTGGGCACGAGGTCCCGGGGCTGTTCAAGTTACGTATCGAGCAGGCTATCAATCTACTCCTCTTGATTTAAAACTTGCAGTAATTGATCTTGTAACATATTATGCAAGAGACGAATACAAAGAAAGACGAACGCTTGCTGGAGCTACACTGCAAAATCCACAATCTGCTCGTCAAGATAGTAGCGTAGCTTTTCCCGATCATATCAAACGCGTACTAGATTTATATAAAAACTTCTAATGGCTGGAAAAAATTTACTAGGGTTTTTAAGAAAGTTAGAAGCCGAAATGCAAAAATCTAGCCAAACATATAGAAATACAGTAACTAATAGAAAACCCCACACTTTGTTTATAACTAAAGAAGGTCTTTACAATCAAGTAGTAGTTCAAGCAGAGCAAGATGGGATTTTAAATAGTAGAGAAGCAATACGAAAAGCTACGGACGATTTTTTTACAAGTGTACAAAATTTAGCAAAAAAAGCAGAGTCCAATAAATTTTTAGTTGTTCATTCAAAAAGAGTTTCTTCTAAATATGTTTTAATTACAATGGAGTTGATAGCAACTTATGTTAATTTAAGAGGAACAACTGTAGGAGATACTTTCAGACTTGTAAAAGATTTTTATTCTGGTGCAAATACCAAATTTTTATCAGATATGAGAAAAATTTATACTAAAAAAGGAACTACTTTAAAAGATACTTCTTTTTTAGATATAGGACACGGAGAACAAACTTCGAATATTAAAGAAAGAATTTATGATGAATTATTAGGACATGGGGAGCTGCCCCCTAATATTCCAAAAATACCAGAATTAGAAAATATTTTTGTTTTAAAAAAAGACAACAGACGAAAAACAATAGTAGTTTCTTTAGAATCTTCTTTTGCAAATAGGCTAAAAGGACGAACACAAGAAAGAAAAATAAAGGAACAACTTTTAGTAGATTTAGAAAAAGCAATAGGCAAACTAGAGTCTGTAGCAACTTTATCAAGCTCTGACTCTTTCGTTGAAGAGGTAGAAAAGAATACAATAAATTTAGTTATAAATGCAGTAGAGAATGCTTTTACAGGAAGTAATGTAAAAATAAAAAAAATAAATGTTAAAAAACAAAAGGTTTCAAAAACAAGTCAACGAAAATCTAGTACTCTTAGAAAAAATGCAAAAATACTACCTGTAACCAAAGGAAAACCAGCAAAAAAACGAAAAGCTCCTGTAAAAAAGTCCGACTATTCTATAGCAACTTTTATAGGGGTTTTAAATCAAAAATTACCACAAGTTGTAGCAAAAAATATGCAACCTCCCGCACTACAGTACCAAACAGGCAGATTTGCTAGTAGTGTTAGAATAACGGATATTAGTCAAACAAGACAAGGATTTCCAAGTATTGGATATACGTATCAAAGAGATCCATATCAAGTATATGAATTAGGAAATAGCAGGGGAACCCAAGAAAGAGACCCTAGACGCTTAATTGATAAGTCTATTAGAGAAATTGCTGCAGGCATGGCAATCGGGAGATTCTATACAAGGAGAATGTAAGTGACCAACCATGCTAGACGCTATAGTACTCGCCGAATGGCAATTATAAATGCTTTGGTGGATAAACTAAAAGCTATAGATGCAAACGGAGGCTTTCATACTAATGTTTTTAATAATGTACACCCTCGATTAAAATTTTGGGATGAAGTAACTGAGTTTCCTGCTATTCATTTAAATGCCGGAAGTGAGACCCGAGAGTACCAAGGAGGGGGTTACCGAGATAGATTTTTAAGTGTAACCATTCGTTGCTACGTAAATGAAGAAGATGCTGTAGAAGCATTGGAAAAACTATTAGAGGATGTAGAAACTGTAATCGAAGATAATAGTAGGCTAGAATATATTGATAATCAACAGCCTACTGGAAATACACAATACACCCACCAAATTTCTATTGTCAGTATAGACACTGATGAAGGAGTACTTGAACCTTTAGGAGTGGGAGAAATGCTATTAGAGGTTCGATATTAGAAAATACTGGCACGAATCAAAGGATTCACGTCCAAGTCTTTTCAAGCTACATAGGAGAAAACTATGCCAGCGGCAAATTTACAACTGAGTAGAAATACTCATGTTTATCTTGAAAAAGATCAAACAAATTTACAAGCTTTAGTCAGCGGAACTGCTGATAATAATGTTCATCTTTGGCAGATTCCTGTACTAGATGGATTTTCTTTTAGTCAGTCTGTTGCAACTTCAGAGATTACTCTGAATGAAATGGCAAAAAATACAGCGCTCGAAACTCGTAGAGGTAGAGCAATGTTCAATGATGCTTTAGAACCCGCGGAGTGGAGTTTCACTACGTATGCTCGACCCACTAGTATAGCAGGTGCAGTAGAAGAAGCTTTATGGGCTAGTTTTATTGGAAACACGTACTTTGTTGCACAGCCAACCCCTACTACGACCCCTGGAGATTGGCGTCGTTTGTCAGATACTGGTAATGCAGGAGTAACAAGAAGCACGTCTGCACCTGTATCCGCAACATTTGACTTTGAAGATTCAAATACAGTTGAATTAGGTACTTTTAATCTTTATTTTGTCCTTGGTGGTTGTGCACCAGGAGCAAATGATGCAGCTTTTGCAAGTCCTAATGGACAAACTGTATACAAAATGTCAAATTGTGTTGTAAATTCAGCAACGGTTGAATTTGATATTGATGGAATCACTCAAATTACTTGGAGCGGTTTCGGAACTCTTTTAGAGCAGATAGCAATGTCCACAACTGGCTCTACTATTTATGACACTGCATTTAATGCTTCTAGCGCTCTCAAAGTTGGTACTACTTCAACGGATAACTTTATTAAAAACCGTCTCACAACTCTTGCAGTAACTACTGCAAATGTAGACCAAGATCCCGGCGCTCCAAACGAGTATGATGATACTTACAGCCTTACTCTTACAGGCGGAAGTATTACATTCGAGAACAATATTACTTTCCTAACTCCAGAGGAGTTGTGTCGAGTTAATGTTCCAATCGGCCACGTTACAGGCACTAGATCAATTTCTGGATCATTCACTTGTTACTTAGATGATTCCGGGCTAAAAACTGACGCAGGTTTGACTGCTAATGCAGGAAGCGGTACCCTACATACAAGTGCAGAGCTTTTCCGAGATTTGTCAGCTTCGACAGGAGTTACTAGTAACCGATTTGATCTTGCATTTTCTGTAGGAGGCTCTTTGGCGCCTCGTGTCGAATTTAATTTTGATAACTGTCATCTTGAAATTCCAACTCACGGAATCGAAGATGTTATTTCTCTCGAAACAAATTGGCATGCACTGCCTTCCAGCTTGGATGCAGCAGACGAAGCTACAGTCACTTACGTTTATTCAGCGTAATCTTTGCTAAAGGGGCTTCGGCCCCTTTTAACCTTTCAAAAATTTTTCTTGACATTTATGGTATAATATATTATACTTATAATTCAAAAATAAAATATTCTTTTACAAGAGGTCGTATTTAATGAGTGATTCCCCAATTTCTCTGTCGAGTCTAATGACTCCAAGCAAAACAGTTACTATGGATTTCCCCGGGTTCCCGGATTTCACAGTAGATGTTACTTATTTAGCTCGAGAAGAGCTTCTTAAACTTCGTAAACGTTGTGTTACTACTAAGTTTAATCGTAAGACTCGTCAGCCCGAAGAAGAGCTGAACGAAGATTTATTTCTAGTTGAGTATGTAAAAGGTGTTATTAAAGGCTGGTCGGGCCTCAAATTTCGATACCTAGAAGAGCTTCTTTTGGTAGATGTGGCAGAGCTTGACCCTGATGATGAACTCCCTTTTACACAAGACAACGCAGAGCTTCTTATGAAGAACTCTGGAGATTTTGATACATGGATTACCGAGGTTGTTGGTGACCTTGAAAATTTTACTGGGAACAAGTAGCAGAAATACAAAAGCTACTAGAACGTCATGCAAAACAAACAGATTCTAAGATAGATGTTGAAAAATATCTTACAATTTGTGAACAACTAGGTCAAGAACCTGATCCTGCTAAAATGCCGCTCGAACTCTCTGATTTTCCAGAGGAAGTTCAAGTGGCATTTTTTATATTAGGGCTACTACCCGATCGCTACGAAGGCATGAGCGGCACTTATTTGGGAAAAGTCTGGGAAGGAATAGCATTTTTATTCGATATGTACCAAGTAGAAAATCAAACAACGGTTTTATATTTTATGAAAATGTATGAAACTATTATAGTTTCAGAAAAGTTAGATAAAGCAGAAAAACAAAGAAAACAAGCAGAGCGACAAACACAAGCAGGCGGTGGAAAAAATTACACCCATAATGTAAAAGGCTAATGGCGAAAAAAATACAAATTGATATTGAAGTCAATGGCAAAATGCAAAAAGCCACGGTCTCTGCTAAAAAGCTAGAAAAAGCTTTAAAAGGAGCAGATGCAGCAACAGAAGGATTAGAAACTAGTTCTAGAAATGCTGAAAGACAGCTAAAAGGGACTGCACGTACTTCTTCAAATAGTACAAAAAACTTTTCTAAGATGGCTCAAGGCATAACTGGGGGCCTTGTTCCTGCGTATGCAACTCTTGCAGCTAACTTATTTGCATTAAGTGCTGCATTTAACTTTTTTAAAAATGCGTCTCAACTAGAAAACTTGGAAAAAAGTCAACTTTCTTTTGCACAAACAACAGGTATTGCAATGGCTTCTGTTACTAACGGATTAAGAGAAGCAAGCCAAGGAATGTTAGGTTTCAGAGAAGCTGCTCAAGCTGCTGCTATTGGTACAGCAAAAGGGTTTTCTCCAGAGCAATTAAATAAATTAGCAGAGGGTGCAATGAGAGCCTCTGTAGCTCTTGGTAGAGATTTTGCAGATGCTTTTGATAGACTGGTACGAGGCGTATCTAAAGCAGAACCTGAACTTTTAGACGAATTAGGAATTACTTTAAGACTGGAAAGAGCAACTAAAAGCTACGCAGATGCATTAGGTCTAGAAGCTAAAGCTCTAACTGAGGCGCAAAGAAGCCAAGCAGTCTTATTAGAAACTCAAAGACAATTAGATGAAATTTTTCAAAATGAAGCGGCGGCCAACCCGTTCATTAAGTTAGATAAAGCATTTGAAGATTTAATTAAGACAGTCACTCAAAAATTCTTACCTGTAATATCAGGAATAGCTGATATTATTTCTAATAATATTGCAGCTACTATTACAGTTTTTGGACTATTTTCTTTATCTATTTTAAAAGCGGCGTTTAATTTATCAGGACTTCAAGCAAAAGTTGATGACTGGGCGGCTTCCCATAGCAAGGCTGCGACTCAGGCAAAAAATGACATGGAAGCTTATCGAACTCAAATTGAGCGTTCCGAAGCAGCCCAGAAAAAACTAAAAGAGGCCGCCAAAAAAACTCTTCAAGGATCTGCACAAAAAGCTTTAGACCAAGGCTCAAGTAGTGCATTGTTGAAAAAAGTAGCTGCAGGGGGAATAGATAGTCTTGCAAAAGTAGATCAAGCCAACTTAAAAAGATTCTTGAAAAAAGCAGAGCAAAATGTTGATGCTTCTGGTAGAGTAATGTCCGGAGTATTTAAGGGTGTACATATTTCAGTAGTTCAAGAAATGAACTCGGCGTTTGCCAAGATAGATAGTAGGGTCAAGATTACAGAAGGTCGATGGAAGTTAAGTTTTAAAAATATTCAGACGTTTGGAAAAATTATGCTGTCAGGCTTGGTAGCTGCAACCAGAACAGCTACAACTGCTATGATAAATATGGCAAATGCAGTTGGAAATGCTTTCATGAAAGTAGTAAGAATTCTATCCGTAGTTGGACTGGCTCAAATATTTGGTAGTCTTGCTATGGAGTTTACCCAAGCATTAGACGGCATGTTCAGAAAGGTAGCAAAGTTTTTTGGTATGGAAGATACCTATAAAAATTCAGACCTTGGAAAAGCTTTAGCTCAAACTTCAGTTTTAATAGAAAAACATAAAGAATTAAAATCTGCTGCAGACAGCGCAGGAGACGCTATTAAAAATATGTCGGGAGATATTGATGGAATTGTAAAAGGCATGAACAAAGTTCAAAAGCAAGGATTCAATTCATTAAAGGCAGGTGACGATAAAGATGCTTTAGAAGCTTTTGCAAAACAAGATCGTATGAGAATAACTGCCATGGCAACTCTTCCCTTAGAAAGTATAATGGAGAAAGTTACCGATATTGCCCGTATGCAGGCTAGTGGTGCAACAGACGAAGCTAACAAACTTTTGAAGAAGCTAAATCCCGAGTTAGAAAAGCTAGCCACTGTCTCTCCTAGAGTTGCTCAAATACTTCAGCAGCCTATAAATACTTGGGCAGAATCTTTCGCAGAATTACAAAGTGCTGCAAATGATAGCTTAGGGACTTTAACGTCTTTTGAAGAACAACTAACCGGCCTTGAGGATGCAATGCGAGATCCTAGCGATCCTGCGTCTCTTTCAATGAAAATATTACAAATTCAAAAGACACTCAAAGATGCTCAAAATAAGATAGGCCCAGGAGCTTTATCCGAAAAACTTCAAAAAGATTTAGATGCTCTCTCCGAAAAAATGGGTATGACAAACGACCAATTCTTAGCATTTGTGCAAGACGAAATTTCGAATAGAAGAGACGCTATACGCTTGGGTAACGAAGATGCTATTAGGCGTGAAAAAACAGCAGGAATGTTAGATAGATTCGCACAGGCTAGACAAAAGTTTTTAGACGATGAACTAGCCGCAATGGCTTCAATTGCTCTTAAAGAAAATGAATTGAGATACTTACAAAAAACTCGAGCTTTATTAAATGCAGACGAAGTAGCTGCGAGAGATGAAGTAATATATGCACTAGAACAGCAAATTGAGAAAGAAAAAGCTATTCTTGAAATAAAACAAGAACAAGAAACGGTTGCAATGAAATTACGAGACCTTGATCAACAAGCAGATTTATTGCAAAAAGAAATACAATTAACACAAGTAGCAAAAACTCTAAATGATGTTATCAGTAAGCGTCTACAGATGGAGCAAAATATTGCAGATCTTAAGGATAAGCAACTTCAAAGAGAAATAAATGCAGCAAGCAGAGAAAGAAGTCGAACTCCTATGCAGGGAGGCTTTATTAATGAAGGACTAACTCTAAAAGACCAAATAGCAGCACAGGAAGCTTTAATAGCTAGAATGGAGCAACAGTCCGCAGCGCAACTAGCAGCAAAAAATCAAGCAATTGATTTAGAATACGATCTTTTAGCGCTACAAACAGATCTTGAAGCAACAAGACTTCGACGACTAGCTTTGGAACGATCAGAAGCATTAAGACAGGATAAGCAAGATCCCTCTCAAGATTCTCTAGTTACAAGAACAAACGAAATGGCCGGCAGGCTAGAAACACAAGCAGACGCTTATGGAGACACTGGTGAAGGCTCTATGAGAGATACTGCGAAAACTTTAGCAAGTTCCGAGGTGAGTGATGGACTTGCGGCTGCAAATGAACAGCTAGAAATAATGAAGCAGAAATTAAATGATACTTTTGGAGACGGTGAGTTGAATGAGTACATGGCTAATATGCCTGATACTCTTACTTCAGGCTTCACAGATGCCTTTATGTCTATTATGGATGGGACTAAATCAGTAAAACAAGCTTTTGGCGAGATGGCAAAAGCAATGATTGCCGACATTATGAGAATAATAATTAAACTTCTTATTCAAAGAGCAATTATGGCAGCAATGGGAATGGCAGATGGTGGAGTTGCGTCCCCAAGCGGTCCAAAGATGAGATACGGTGGAATCGTCAAGCCACGAGGTTACAGATATGGAGGCTATACAGAAGCACCTCAAATGGCAGCAATCGGAGGTGTCTTTAAAGGGCCGAATGCAGGGTATCCTGTAATCATGCACGGAACAGAAGCAGTAGTACCATTACCAAACGGCAGAGAAATACCTGTAGAGATGAAAGGTGGCGGTGGCCAAAATAATAATGTAACCGTAAATATTAGTATGGATAACTCTGGAGCTGGAAGCAGAACTCAAAGTAGCAACGGACAAGATGCAAATCAGTTAGGAACTGCAGTTGCAGCAGCGGTACAGAGAGAACTTCAAAATCAAAAAAGAGCAGGCGGCATTTTAAGCCCCTACGGAGCAGCGTAAATGGCAGCAACAGTTTCAGCAGCAGCGCCTAGTAATCCAAGTGATGGAGATTTATGGTTTGATAGCGTAAATCTTCGAATGTATATCTATTATGATGATGGAAATACTCAGCAATGGGTAATTACTGGCCCCACAGGATTAAAAGGTGAGACAGGAGACGCAGGACCCACAGGCCCCACCGGTACTTCAGGACCTGCTGGAGTAGCTGGACCTACTGGACCTCAAGGTCTTACAGGACCACAAGGACCACAAGGACCACAAGGACCTATTGGTATAGGTACAACCGGCCCTCAAGGACCAGTTGGAGCTACCGGACCTACTGGGCCTAAAGGAGATAAAGGTGATACTGGGGCTATTGGATTAACTGGGCCTCAAGGACCTATTGGACCCGATGGCCCTGTCGGGCCTCAAGGAGATAAAGGTGATGATGGCCCTCAAGGAGCTACTGGACCCGCAGGAGCTTCTGTAACTGGCCCTACTGGACCTACCGGCCCTCAAGGACCTGCTGGAAATGATGGTGCAGAAGGCCCAGAAGGCCCTCAAGGACCTGCTGGACCTACTGGACCTACTGGACCTATTGGACCCGCGGGACCCACTGGGCCTATTGGATTAACTGGTCCCGCCGGACCTCAAGGACCGATAGGAAATGATGGGCCTCAAGGAGATACAGGAGATATAGGAGCTACTGGACCCGCAGGACCCACGGGCCCTGCTGGACCAACTGGACCTACGGGACCTGCTGGACCAACTGGACCAATAGGAAGTACTGGCCCCGCCGGACCTCAAGGACCTCAAGGACCTGCCGGCCCAATAGGAAATGATGGCCCTCAAGGAGATACAGGCGAAACAGGAGCTACTGGACCTGCTGGACCTGCTGGACCTGTTGGTGCTACAGGAGCGACTGGACCTGCTGGACCAACTGGACCAATAGGAAATACTGGCCCTCAAGGACCTCAAGGACCTATTGGACCCACGGGTCCTACAGGAAATGATGGCCCTCAAGGACAAACGGGTGCTCAAGGCCCTGTGGGACCTCAAGGAGAGAAAGGGGATACAGGAAATACTGGACCTACCGGACCTGTCGGACCTGCTGGGCCTACTGGTGCTACAGGTATTCAAGGCCCCGCCGGCCCTCAAGGACCTCAAGGAGCAGATGGTCTAGATGGTGCTCAAGGTCCCGCCGGACCTGTAGGATTAACAGGGCCACAAGGTAATCAAGGGTTAGGATTTACTGGAGGTAGCTATACTGCTTCAACAGGTATTGTAACCTTTAGCTCTGATGATGGTCTAGGATTTAGTACTGCAGATTTACGCGGTGATGGGAATAGAGGTATTTCTTCAGCAATAGTAGATGTAAATGATGATTTAATTCTTACTCTCGCAGATAGTACAACTATTAATGCCGGACCGGTGGTTGGACCCACAGGAGCGACAGGAGCGACAGGACCTACCGGCCCTGCTGGTACTAATGGAACAGGGTTTACTGGAGGTAGTTATACTGTTTCAACAGGAGTCGTAACGTTTACTTCTGATGATGGACTAGGTTTTAGCACAGGAGATTTACGTGGCGATGGAAATAGAGGTATTTCTTCAGCGACAGTAAATGCAAATGATGATTTAATTCTTACTCTTGCAGATAGTACAACTATTAATGCCGGAACAGTGGTAGGCCCGCAAGGGCCCACTGGTCCCACTGGTCCTACTGGCCCTACTGGGGCTACGGGACCTGCTGGAGCAGATGGTGCTGATGGAGTTGATGGAGCAGATGGTACTAATGGAACTGATGGCACCGGGTTTACTGGGGGCTCTTACGATATAAGTACAGGTACTGTAACATTTACTTCTGATGATGGACTAGGTTTTAGCACAGGAGATTTACGCGGCGTAAATGGAGTAGATGGTGCTGATGGTGCTGATGGTGCAAGTTCAATTGTATTTGATGTCGAGCCTACTTATACTAGTGGAACTCCTTCTGCTTTTTCTTTCTCAGGGGCAGGATTTCCCGTTGCAAGAACAAATCCTGATCTATATCTTCAAAAGGGTATAACATATTATTTTGATCCGGGTGATTTTGACAGTTTAAGTCCTATTACCAGTTCAGACGGCTGGGCCTTTTCTAGCAGTAACTATATTACTTCTGCGGATAGTATAAATGGTCAAACTTTTCCAGCCCAAGCGCATACAGATACACAGTTTGAAGGAAACTCACAAACTACAACTCAAGGTGTTTATGTATTTACAGCTGCAGGAGCGGGAAATTATGTAAGGCTTTATACAAAAACATACTTTCTGTTGTCTAGTAACTGGTATAGAAAAGCTTATACAGCTTCCCCTACTTTTAATGTAAAAGAAGGATATGTACTTACTTGGGAAAAAATCAATTCTTATCATGAAAGAACTAGTGAAAAAGAAGTACGCGCACAATTTTGGCTAGTAGATATAACAAATGGAGGCTTTTATCGAGCCTATCCTCAAAATAGCGAAGGATACTACATTGGCACGAGTAGTTCTGCTACTTCGTATAGTTATACTTTTACAACCACAGGACAGTATCGGTGGGTAGCTCTTTTAGGAGTACTTGACCTTGGAAATAATTCAGGAGATTCTACAGAAGTCTATGCAGATTTTGGAAATTTTGAACTAAGCAGTGGACATCCTTTATGGATTCAAAGTACTTCAGGGGCTTATGATGCGGCAAATGTTTTAGGGGCTACAGATGGAGTAACAAATAATGGAGCGGATAGAGATAGGGTTTCATTTACTGTACCTTTAGATGCTCCTTCTACTCTCTATTATGTGGACGAAAACCACTCCGCAATGGCAGGAACAATTTATACGAGTGATGCAGGGTCGGGCGGCAGTAGTTCTAGCATTACAGATGGAACTAGCACTTTAGATTTTGATTCTAATAATAACTTACGGTTAGATACTCATTTCCTTCCCTCAACCAGTGTAAGTTACGATTTAGGAAGTGCTACCCAAAAATGGAGATATTTGTACTTAGATAATAATACCATTTTTATGGGCGATCAAACTTTAAGCACAGATTCGTCAGGACAACTTGTTCTTGGCGAAACTATGGACTTTGGAGGTGAAGGCACAGGAGGAGTTGCTTATGTAGATTGGCAAACAGGAAATAAATTAGTTATACGAACTAATGGGCCTGGAGCTCCAACAGAATCTCCTTTTAATGAAAAATTTGCATCAATTAAAAAAGATGATTCTTTCGAGCTGCTAACTGGTGCCGCGATATCTGGTGAAACTGATGCCAACGGCAACTTCCCAGCAAATACAACATTGAAAGCAACTGGCGCTGCCACTTTTACAGCAGTAAGTTTTGCAGGAGATCCTAATTATTATTATGATTGGGAAATACCTGTTGATACAGTGCCCGGCTCAAATGTATATGTATATACTTTTAACTTAAAACGGTCTCCAATTTCGGAAGTCACCCAAATAATTAAAGCAGGCACAACTATAGATGCATCGGCTTTAACAGGGAATCTTCCTGCTTTAGGAATGTCAGGAAGCTTAATCCCGGATACAAATGCTCAATATGATTTAGGGTCTGCTGAATATAAGATAAGACATTTATACTTGTCAGATAATACAATTTACTCTGATAGTGGAAATATAAAAGTAGCTCAACACCAAGCAGGAGGGGCACCCAGCACCTCTACTCGACTCATCTCTACAGCAAAGTTGAAAGAAATTGCAGCGGCTTCTCCAGATTATGGGGCTTTTCAAGCAGCTATTGCAGCTCTTGAGGATAATTAAGGAGACTTAAATGGCAGCAGATTTCCCAGGTAGTCCTTCAAATGGCGATACTTATACATACAATGGAGTAACATATGTATATAATGCCGTAATAGGAGCATGGAGCATTGATCCCGGGACTGCAGGAGGGACATCCTCTTATGGAGAGATATTTATACTAAAAGTTCCTGCAGATGCTATATCTGGAGGAGTTCCTCTTACAGATTCTTTCTATACTTTTGATAGGGGTTTAAGTAGGGCTTCAAATTTTAATATTTTGACCGCAAAATTTGGAGATGGATATGAACAAAGAGCTATAGATGGAACAAACTCTAAAAGAGATATGTTTGGAGTATCTTTTTCTAATAGAACTAAAGAAGATATTAATCTTATAGCAAAGTTTCTAGATGTACATCAAGCAAAAAACTTTGATATAATTATTCCAGAGTATGATGGAAATCAAACTATAAAAGTAGTGTGTGAGGGATATAATATAAAATATTTGTACCATAGTTATCATTCTCTAACCGCAGAATTTAGACGAGTTTATGAACCATGAGTCAATTTGATTATTACATTGAGTTAAATAGTCCCGGGTATGTTCCCCCGACTACAGATGTATCTGATAACTACGCAATTATTGCAAAAGTCGGAGACACTATCAATGTACAAACAGAATACACAGGAACTGAAGGCGCTATTGTTAAAGAAATACGTTATGTACGTTCTCCTAACTCAGATCCTACAGCTAATGATCCAGATCCAGATCCTCCGTGGTTAGATCATAATGAGAAAGATAAAACTTGGACTTATACCAATTTTGATAATAATGATCATTATGCTAGGTGGTACTTTTTTACTGCTGCAACTACGGGAAATGAGTTAACTACTAAAGCGCAAGCTTCTGTTAGAATTTTATGGCTTCCTTCTACTCTTGGCTGGGATGGTAATTCTGCAGGAACTAGTATTCTTCAGGGAGCTAGTGGAACTATTAATATATCTGCCCCTACCAGTCTTGTTCCTTATGTAGCAGGTACTTGGACTCCTTATCATGTTTCTGATGCTCCTGTAGCTACTCCTGAAACTTTTCAGTGGAGAATTGTAAGTGGAGGCGGCTCAAATACTTTAATCGATCCTAGTTATTTTGTAAATACGAGCGGGCAAGTATCTATAACAAGCACTACTACTGCTGTACAAATTCAACCAACTGCATCGTGTCCTCCAGGAAGATATTTTCTAAAACTTCATCATTATAATACTACTCCGCAATTTGTTAATGGAACTGCTTCTGCCTCTACTACTGGGGGCTGGAATACTTTTATTGATGAAATTACTTTTGAGGTAGAAGAGTATGTACCCCCCAATGTTGCTGCAACTGGCACAGTTACAATTGATGGAAATCAAGTAGGATTTGGATATGAGTTTTCTCATACGGAAAATATTGCAGACAGTAACGGACTAGGTACTTTTGAATATCAATGGAATAGAAACGGCTACCCCATAACAGGAGCAAATGCAGCTACATATACAACAGTTGCTTATGACTTAGGAACTTCTTTATCTTTAACAATTAGTTTTACAGACGGAGATGGATACAGTGAGTTCATAACTAGTAATTCTCTAGCTATTTCAGCATTTCCACCCGGAGGAGGAGACGACGAAAATACCGGCGCACCCTCCATATATTCTCTAACATTAACTCCTGATATTTTAAATTATAATGACTTTTTAGTATATAAAAAGGATGTAATTAGGGTAATTTTAGAAAATGATCCAAATGATCCGTATAGAGTAATAGATGTTATAAGTACTACAAATGCAGATGTTTCTCCCTTAACGGGAACAACTATTACTTATTTTGATATCACTTTTCTTAACAGTACTGAAGAATCAACATTCGAAGTTGAATTTAGATCAAACTCTAATCCCACATTTAGCCCTTCTTCAAGCTATACTTGGACTATTAGTGGATATGTTCAAAAGGATGGCAGACTAAATTTAATAGAGGTAGTACAAGATCAGGATATTGGAGATAATTTTATTGAATTATTTGAAATTCAATTACCTTCAGGAAACATGGCATTTTTGTACAATGGATTCGACGAGAGCTCTTTAGACAATATATATTTTCCAGACTCCAAAGGATCTGTACTAAATGAATATGTAGCTATGCCTATAATGATAGAAGGTATAGATGTTAAAAGTAGCGGAGCTTCCTCAAGACCCACTTTAACTTTAGCAAATATACCTGGAATTGCAAGAACCGTTATGAATGACGGAGATGGTACAAGAGACGAAGAATTACTTATAAATATTTTAGAGTCTGAAGGTATTTTTAGTGCTCAAGATCTAGTAGGTAGCAAAGTAACATACAGAACTACACTATTAAAGTATACTTACAATGAAGGACAGCTGCCTGAACGCCCTACAGAATTTCCAAAAGCTTCCTATTATATAAATAGAGTAGCTCAAGAAACAGGACCTTTAATGGCTTTAGAACTTGCCAGTCCTTTAGATCTGGAAGGGTTTAAACTACCTAACAGGTATATTATTGGTAAATACTGTCCTTGGAAGTATCAGGGCTTTTTTGAAAATGGTCAAGGAGGGTGCACCTTTCCTTTAAATAGTAGAGGTAACTTATTTTTTGATGAAAATGATGAGTTAATAGTAGGTGCAGCAACATTTCCTGACTGGAGCCCAACAACATCCTATGTAGAGGGCGACAGAGTAAAAACTATTACTGGAGCAAGCGCAGTATATATTCCTACAACTTATAATAGTAAAGTAGTCAAAAATGCTAATGCTGGAGATTTTGATTTATATATTGCGTACAATAGAGACTGGATGGAAGCTGACGATGCGGCACAGATACTAGCAAAAATAAATAATTATTATTTAATACCTAGTACTTTAAATTCTCCAGGTCTTGTAACTAATGTTACACTTACTCCCGGGATGACCTCTGGTAATACTGTTTTATCATATGAATATAAAATTACATTTAGTCGTGCATTTCTTGGCCCGATACTAAAAGGTACTGAAATAAGTTTTACTGATGGTTATAATGGAGATGGATATATAAGAATTTGGGAGGCAACTAATCCGAGCAAGGGTAGAAATCCAAATACTCAAAAAGGCGTTTGGAAGAGAATAGATGTTTGTGGAAAACGAGTAAACTCTTGTAAAGTTCGGTTTCAAGCAACTAGTACCCCTGGAGTTTTAGACACTTATTTGCCTCTTCCTTTTGGCGGATTTATAGGAACAAATAAATTTAAATGATAGATGAAATACAAGAACATTTTGCAAAAGAATATCCTAAAGAAGGCTGCGGAATTATAGGAATTGTTGAAGGAAAAAAACAATGGTTTCCCTGTAAAAATATTGCTACAAATAATCAAGATTTTATAATGTGTTCAAAAGATTATTTAAATGTAATTAAAAAAGCAGATATTTTAGGAATAGTTCATAACCATATAAATACTAGTAATGAACCTAGTGAATCTGATATAAACGGATGTAACAGTACGGGAATACCTTACTATATTTTTGATTCGGAAATGAATTTAAATATAGTAGAACCAACCACAAAAGCATTTCCTTTAATAGGTAGAGAATATAAATTTGGAGTAATGGATTGTTTCGAAGCTATTAGAGACTATTTAAAAACTCAAAATATAGAAATCCCTCCTAGAGCTTTGTTTGAAGAAAATTGGTGGAAGAAAGAAGATTTAAATTATTTTACTGATGATATGGCAAAGCAATGGGGAGGAAAACGCGTAGATAAAAAAGAATTACAGATAAATGATGTATTAATTTTTCAAATGGAGTCAGATGTACCAAATCATTGTGGAGTTTATATAGGCAAGGATATGTTTTTTCACCATGCAGTACATCGTCTTTCTTGCCGAGAATCTTTGTTTCCAAGATGGGCCCCCACAATTGTAGGAGTTTATAGATATGATGCGTAAAATATATTTAGAAGGGGATATAGGCGAAAAGTTCGGAAAAGAATTTACTATGGACGTATCTTCTTTCCAAGATGTTGTTAAATGCCTTGATTGTAATTTTCCAGAGCTTCGTCCATATTTAATAGAATCTTCGGAAAAAGGTATAGAATTTGTTTGCGAAGTAGATGATACACCTATTACTGATGAGACCGAGCTTTTGCTTCACTATGATACAGGCGCAATGACAATTCGTGCTATACCAGCAGGTTCTGGAGGAGTTGTAAAAGCAATTGTAGGCTTCTTGATGGTAGCACTTTTATTCGTTCCAGGAATGCAGTTTTTAGGGGCGGCAGCAGGAAAAACATTATTTGCAACCGTTATGGCAGGAGGAGCTAGTGGATTAGCAATAGGTGCTGCTTTAGGACTTGCAGTTCTTGGGGGAGCACTTTTAATGCAGGGATTAACTGAAATGATGATGCCTGATCCTGCGACAGATAATGGTGGCGCATCAAAAGAGGATACTTATCTTTTTCAGGGGTCGGGACAAGTAATTGCTGAAGGAGATCCTGTCCCGGTGCTTTACGGGCAGTTAAGAATATCAGGGAGGCCAATTAGTTTTCAAACTGCTAATGCAGCTGCTGTATTTGTTCATAGAGACCCTTTAAACGCTGCCACACCAAATACCGATAATACAAATGAGGAAGGCACAGATAATTATAACGGAAATACAGATGGCGGCAATGGCGGAGGAACTGATGGAGGGGGTGATGGTGGAGATACTCAACCGACCCGTCCACCCAGTGGGCCTGATTTGGACCGAAGTATTATTCCAAGATTTGAGTATTAAGTAAAGGAGTAAATTTATGCCAGATGGTATCGGGGGTGCGAATTACCTATTTAATTTAGGTATTGGCGGACCAAATAATTCAGGTAATGTAAATCAAACAGAAAGAGTATTTACTCAAACTGGGTCAGGCACAGTAATACAAAATATTTCTATTACTGATGCTATATGTGAAGGCCCAGTAGCAGGTTTGGTAAATGGAACAGGGTCTATTTATTTTGATGATGTTCCTGTAAAAGATGCAAAATATTTAGGATATATTCCTCCCCAAGGAGTATTAGGCTCCGCTATAGATCCTAGTACTAGAATTGCATTTTCTGGTAAAAATGGAACTTTATCAAGTGGGAGTACGCTACCAGATTATATGATTGATACCAGTACCGGAGATTACTATGCAACCGGAAAAAGTATAATTTTATTTGATTATTTATTCGTAGATGACTTAGATATTACATCTACTGTAAGAGATGCAAATAATCAAGTAAGAATTACAGCTGATGCAGCAAATAATTTAAGCGGAGATATACAAAGGTGGATTACCTTAAATGATGAAAATTCGCGCGCCTTTTTAGTAGCAGCAGATGCTGGTAGTGTTATGGGGGGCCAGACTGTATATGCTATTGCAAATACTATTATATTTGAACCAAAAAATCCTTATGTTGCCATTTACCCCCAAAAGTATAAACTATTTATTGCTAAAAAGTTTGCTCTTGCTAGTATTCCTAACAACAAAAGTGTTGTAACCGAAAACGAACCACAACCAGGAAATTATATATTTTCAATTACAAGCTCTCTTCAGTTTAATTTCGAAGAAGAATCCCAGATAGAATTACCAGATGAAGTTACTGTAGACGATGCACCAAATTATTTATTGCCCGACGAAAAAGACGCTTGGGTAGACTACTATAATCGACAGTCTGGAGGCTGGAGAACTGCGGGTAATTTTTTAAAAGTAGAAGGGCTTTATTCGCAAGAACGTAGGGGCTATTTGATACAAGAGCCTTTATCAGAAGTAGGCACTGTAGGGGCGGCCGTAGTTACAGAAGGAAATTTAGGAGGAATTACCACAGACTTAAAAATATTAGCCCCAGATCCTAATAATCCTACTCTTTCAGACTACGGCAAAAATACCAATGAATCAATAACAATTTTTGATATACACGGGCTTCCTAATATCGATCCAGAAAATGGATATGTAAATAGAACAGGGTTAGGTCAGCTGGAGTTAAACGCACATACTGTAAATAATCCTACAGATATTCCATCAAGTGCTTTTGCAAATAATGCAAAAATAAACGAAATGGATCAAATTTCTTTAATGATTACCTACCCTCAAGGATTACATACAATGAATCAAGAGGATGGAAGTCTATTGACTTGTTATGCTATATACAAATTTAGAATAAAATTTACAACAAATGGAATTACAGGACCTTGGGTTGATTTATTTGGAAATTCTGTTAGACATTGGGGAAGAACAAGAGCAGGAATTTCTTATGAACATATTATAGACTTAGAAAGTTTCAGACCTTTTGATACTTTTGTACTACAAGTAGCTAGACAAACTAGAAGTGCAGGGCTACCTGTTTACTCAACTGGAAGATCGGCAGGCAGTGAAGATGATAAGACAGACTATTATACGGTTGCAGAATCGGTAATTAGTAAAATTCAATGTGTCATAAAAGATAAATTCACCTACCCATACACAGCACTAGTAAATACAATTTTTAATTCTAAACAGTATAATAAAGCTCCCAGAAGAACTTATGAAATGCGCGGAATGTTAGTAAAAATTCCCGAATCTTACACTCCTCGGGAGTACTCTCATACGGGCAAAGCCGAGTATGAAAATTTTTGGGGAGGAAACTTTAAAAAAGTTTTACACTATACTGATAATCCTGCTTGGTGTTTTTATGATATAGTAACAAATAATAGGTATGGTGCCGGACAGTACATTTCTGAGTTTGATATCGATAAGTACTCTTTATATAGAATTGCTAGATATTGTGATGAGCTAGTAGGTACAGGTAAAATTGCAGGTTTTACTAGTTTTAAAACAGGAGAGTTTTATAGAATTAAAACAACAGGAGCAATACCTTGGACAGACATAGGAGCTCCTGATGGAAATGTGGGAACAGAATTTAGGTACATACGTCCTACAGATAGCGCTCCTTCTGATATGGAAGGAACGGCAGAATTATTAGAACCTCGGTATAGAATGAATGTACTTCTTACTAAGCCGATCGAAATTTATAAAGTATTGAAAGATATGGCAACCAATTTTGCCTCTATAATTTATTGGCTAGACGGTCAAATAAGTTTAGTACAAGATGTTCCTTCTGATCCCGTTTATAACTTTACAAAAGCTAATGTTATTGATGGGCGTTTTGCGTATGAAGGAACTCCTGAGAATACAAAATTTAATCAAATAATTGTAACTTGGAATGACCCTGCTGCAAACTATGAGCTAGTCCCTCTACTTATAGAAGACAAATCAGATATTGCAAAAACTGGACAAATTAGGACAAAAGAAGTAGTAGCCTTTGGTTGTACTTCTGAAAGTCAAGCAATACGAATGGGAAAGTGGAAACTATGGACGGCACAGAATCAAAGAGAAGTCGTTACATTTAAGACGTCTTTTGGTAGTGCTTTCATAAGGCCAGGGGACGTAATAACAGTACAAGATGGAGATCGATATGGAATTTCGTATGGCGGAAGACTTAGTAGTGGAGGGACTCTTAATTCTTTAGTTTTAGACAGAGAGATAACTTTTAATTCTACAAGTGACTATGAAATGTACCTAGTAATTACAGAGCCCGCGGCTTTTTATACCGGAGCTCAATCAATTGCTATAAATGGAACAACTTATAATACTAACGATAGAATACCAGAAGCTTATGTTTTTAATGGCAAAGACTATATTTTAACAAGTCTAGATAGTGAGAGTAAAGCTTCAAATGCATTTTCTAGTTCTGCTGGAGATACATTACTTCAAATGTCTTGGCATTCTGCAACTTATGTGCAAAAAGTAGATATAACTAACCCCGGGACAGTTACAACATCGTCCATTAACTTAGCTAGTAGTTTAGATAAGGTTCCTCGAGCAAATTTAATTTGGTCTATACGAGAAATAAATTCAGACGGGGCCGAAATATTAGGGTCAGCAAAAACGTATAAAGTTTTAGATATAGCAAAAGAATCTAAAAATATATTTGCTGTAACGGCCGTGGAGCACTATAATCAAAAATTCGGAGAAATAGAAAAAGAATATGACTTAGGAGCTATACCCCCTAGTGCTTATGCAGAAAAAGAGCCTGATGTCATTCCTTCAGTTAAAAATCTGCACGCCTCATTTGAAGGCCCTCAAGCTACTCCATTCTCTGAAATTTTATTATCGTGGGATAGACCAGAAAATGACGAATGGATTAGTCATTTTGAAATAGTACATACTGCAGATACAGTAGTGTCTCCTGTAACCACCACAGAAAAGTCAATAAACTTTCCAGGATTTGATTAATGTCAGAAGAAATTACATTTAAAGTAAGAAGTGTTTCTCATAAAGGAAACTATTCTGAATTTAAAACAGTACGGATAAATAGAGATGGGCAAAAGTTTACTCTTATAGGCCCTCGTATTCATGATGGTATGCCCAAAGGTGCATATGCTAGTTTTAATGCAGATACAGTCAATTCCTTTAGAGCCGATGAAACTCAAAGTACAGAGGAAGGAGCAGGAGATCCTGTATCTAGTAGGTATAGGGGTTTAATAAATTGGCCTTTCTTAAGAGATTTAGTAGCAGAGTTATATCCTGACGGCTGGACTTATGAAGGAACCGTTTTAAATCCTCAACCTACAGAAGATTTTGACGAATTTGATTACACTTTTGAAAGCTATCCTGTTAATATATCTTCAATAGTAAATCCTCAAAATGCAATCACAGTATCAGAGCCTCAAGTAGTAAACTTAGATGGAGTAGTTCCTGACGAGACACGCGAACTTTATATACTATTTCAAGCGCAGTATAGAACCATTCATTTAGTGGAGTGGGACAAACATGCAATGCCAACATTACCGTTTTGGAGATTTATGGGGGATGGCACGCGTGCTATGGATCATAGCAGTAATTGGCTTAGCATTGGAAATGTTGCGGTATCAACTGACGGTATAATGACAGGTTCAGGGTTTAGACAATCTCTTAAAGTTAATGATACTGTAACTTTTCCTGTAGGCTCTATTAATGACGAATACTTAGGATTAGGGGCCAAAGTAATAGAAATTAACAGTGATACCCAAGTTACTTTAGATCGTTCTTTTGAAACCGAACTTCAAGTTCAAGCAGCTTATAGAGCTGTTTATCGTCCTAACTATTCTAATGACGCTGTTCTTGCACAAGTTCTTAGAGGTCCTGATGGGCCACCTTACGTATTAAACTTTATACTAAATCGTTCCTTTATAGGCGCTGTTTCTAATTTAAATCCTCAGCAGCAAGCAGAAACAGGAACAAGTGATGGAATTACAATAAATGGTCCAAATGCCGGAATTGACGTAGCTGGAGGAAGTATTCGTGGGGGAATGACTGATTACGGTGTTGGTACCGGTTTTTGGTTCGGCGTAGATCCTACAGACGGTTTACATAAAGTAGCTATAGGAGATCCAGCAGCAGGAGACTTTATAACTTACGATGGTACAGACATTAATTCTAAAATGAATAATTTAGAATTAAGAGGCTGGCTAAGAGGTCCTGCTAACTTTGTAATTGACCCAGCAGTTCATGGAGACGATACGGGTACTGTAATTATTGCAGGAAATTTACAAGTAGATGGTACTACAACAGAAGTAAATAGTACTATTATGACTGTAGACGATAAAAATATAGTTCTTGCAGATGGTGCAGGAAATGCTGCAGCAGCACAAGGAGGAGGTATTACTCTTGATGGAGCTTTTGCAGCAATTCAATATAATATTGCTTCTTCTTTACCAGATGGATCTGGAGGTACGGGGCCTGCATGGGAATCTAATATTCAATGGACAGTTGCTGATGGTCTATCTGTTTATGGCTCTACTCATTTAAGAGAAAATGTTTTACTTGGAACTTCTTCTACCGATGTAGTTACTTTTAATGCGGAAATTGAAGAAAATTTAATTCCTACTACAGCAAATAGTTATGATATTGGTAGTTCAGCTAAAAGATGGGGAGAATTATTTGCAAACGCCGCAGATATAGGAACAGGAGGACTGAAAGTAGCAGGAGGTTCTAGCACTCAAATTTTACAGCATGATGGTACAAAATTAAGCTATATTGATTATACGTTAGAAAGTTTAACAAATGTTTCTACTGGGGCTACCGCGAATAAACTTTTAAAATATGATGGTACAAATTGGGGTCCTGGAACAGTAGCATTTTCTGACTTAACTAATACTCCCACAACTTTAGCAGGTTATGGGATTACCGATGCTGCTACCGCAGCTCAAGGAGCAAAAGCAGATTCCGCAGTACAGCCGGGGGATAATGTTTCTGTTCTAGCTAATGATGCAAACTATGTTACTTCGACCAGCCTTCATGCAGTAGCCACAAGCGGTAATTATAGCGATTTAAATGGTACTCCAAATCTTCATGCAGTAGCAACATCAGGCTCTTATAATGATTTAATTAATAAACCAAGCATACCGACAAAAACTAGTGATTTAACAAATGACTCTGGGTTTATTACAAGTGCACAAATACCTAGTGATGTTAGTGATCTAACTGATACTACTAATTTGCTTTTTTCAGGCAACTATAATGATTTAAGTAATAAACCAACTATACCTACAAAAACTAGTGACTTAACTAATGATTCAGGATTTTTAACTTCAGGGAGTTTTGCAACTGTAGCTACTACAGGTAATTATAATGATTTAAGTAATTTACCAAGTATACCTACAAATAATAATCAATTAACAAATGGTGCGGGGTATCTTACAGATGTATATACAATTAATGGAAATTCTATAATAGGAACAGGTAACTTAAATGTACAGGCTACTCTTGACGTCGCAGGACTTACTGATGTAACAATAACAAGTATTCAGTCCGGTAGTTACCTTTTCTACCAAGGGCCCACAGGAGGCTGGGTAAATGCACAGCCAAGTATAGCTACCTTTAATGATGTAGCATATAGCCCTAACCCTCCAGCGACAGATAATGAATTACTGCTTTGGGATACTACAGCCGGAGAGTGGCAAAATAAAGCTTTTAGTACTTTTAACTTAGGAGATCTAGGGGATGTTAGTAGTAATGTTCCTTTTTCTTCTGACTCTGTTTTAAAATGGGATGCCACAAATAGTGAGTGGGAACCTCAAATGCTTTATCTATTTAACTTAGCAGATACGGCAGTAGGAGGTAGATCAAATGGCGATGTATTAACTTGGAGGTCTATAGACAGCAAATGGGTGGCTCAAGCTCCCGGCACCAGCATAACATTAGGTAGTTTAAGTAATGTAGACTCCGCTGTAGATACCGGTGGTACCTACCACGTTTTATCTTGGGACGGTAATGAGTGGCATTCTCGCCACCTTCCCTTTTATCATATAGATATCTCATCAAATGATTTTAGAAATGAAGTAGACAGTGTGCTGCCTTATGGACTAAATACCTCTAGTGCAACATCTGGACAAATTTTAGCTTGGGATGGAACTACTAGCGACTTTACTTGGGTAAATCAAGCAAGTGCAGGACAAACTCTTGCTGGACTAACAGATGTAAATATTCTTGGTGCAACTCAAGGGGATGTTCTTGTTTACGATAGCGGAAACAGTGCTTTTGAAAACGTTCCGCAATCGGATCTGGATGTAGTAGAATCTGGAACTTGGACTTGTACTATCGCGGGAAATTCTGGAGGAACTCAATACTACGTAAAAACAGGAAAGTTGGTTCATGTTAGTGTGTCTGCATTTAATATAGGTACTAGTACAGCTGGTGCCATTCCAATAACAGGGCTACCCTTTGCTATAGGTAGACCCGGCACTGCTCCTGTAAGAATAACGAATTCTGCTACTAGTGTTTCTGGGGCAAGTATTTATGTAACCGCTTTAGCGGGGACAAGCACTTTATATTTAGAGTATAATACCGCATCGGGGTCTCCAACAGGCGTACCAGGATCTATGCTAGGAACCAATACTGGTTTACAATTTGGAATAGCTTATCAAACGACATAAGGAGAGTAAAAAATGGCGTTAACTAAACAGACAGTGGTTGATAGAATAGAGATTGTAGAAACTCAAGATGAGTCCTTTAATACTATAGTCGCTGTTCAAGTAAGAGAAAAAACAAAAATTTTAGAAGATGGTAATTTACTTTCTTCTTCTTTTCATCGTTATGTAATTTATGCCGAGGATGATTATTCTCAACGAGATGAAAAAGTACGTGCTGTATGCGACATTGCATTTTCTTAACTACTAATACCCTTACAAAAAATATATCTTGACAAGGCAGGTATGCTTTGTTATAATCATACCATAGAATATTTAAAAAAAGCCTTCTTAAATAAGAAGTTAGCGCCCTTCCAATGAATAGATTAGTGACACTTGTTAAAAACGATACAGGACCTGATTTAACTGTAGTTATTGTTAAAAATGAAAACAATGACAGGTTTGTCACTGATTCTGCTAATGTATTTTTAAATATTCGACGAAAAGATACTCCTACTGCAATTGTGAGTGTTGCGGCAGACGAATTTAAATCTACAGATACTCAAGGCCAATATGTTTTTAATTTGAAGCCTTTTTTAACTCATGCCGATGTAGACGATGATTTTTATGAAGCAGAGGTAGAGTTTATTGTACCCGCAGGCGTCGATGAGAGTAATAATCCTTTGACAGAAGTTTATACAACTTTTGAACAAATTACTATACAGGTGCGGGATGATTATACATGAGCGGAAAGTTTCGCATAGATTCTTTAATAGAGAACTCTTTATTAATAGCAGATACTAGCGATACTGCTATAGAAATCGATGCTGCTTCGGTATCTCTTCTATCTTTTTTAGATGTAAGAATTACTCACGAACAGCTTTTACGATTTTTTCTCTTGGATGAAGTATTTCAAGAGGATGTTTTTGCAAAAATTGTACACTATAGACGAAAGTTCAATGAAGTATTAATTACTCCTGAGTTAGTATCTAAGCAGCCAGCTCTTAGTGAAGATGAAGAGCTACTTACTGTAGAAAAGTTTGATTATTTTCACCTTCGTAGACGACTGCCGCAAGAAAACATACTGTTTTCAGATTCTATAGTTACTCCTAAAGTTAAAACAAAAAATGAACTTTTGTTTACAAGCGATCGGGTGTCCAAAAGACTGCCTGACATAACAGCTCGACACGCTACTAAGGATGAAAAATCAGATTTTGATTTTATTGTAGAGTTTTTTGACGAACAAATAGACTTTATTTTAATAAGAAATCGTCCTCAATTTGATGCAGCAAGAGTATTAGAAGTTCCAAATATCTATAGGTATACTAATCCAAGAGATTTAGTATTTTTAGAAGATTCTATTAAACGCGTCCAAGCTATTACAGCTCCTCATGAGACGCAGTTAGTAGACCCTTTTGGTGATGGTAGTGTACCTCAAAAGCCGGGCTTCGATCACATTGTAGAGTTTTTAGATGAAAGAGTTAACACTCTTCTTTTCCGCGCTCCTATACAACAAGGAGCTTCTTCTGTCGAAAACTTTATTATAAGTAGAATTGTAGATCCTAAAGATAAAGTATTTACATCTCAAGAAGAAGATAAAACAATTGGAAAACAATTTAATACAAATGCTAATACTCCCAGTAAAGATATTTTTTACACTACTACAGCAAGAAATAGTGCGGCTACTAATCCTTTACTAAATTTTGTTAAATTCACTTTAATAGGTAAATTAAAGCAAGATAAAGTTTCTAGCTCGGACAGTATAGCATCAATATCAAAAGTTACAGATATACAGCAAGATAGGCTTCGCACACTAGATACTGCAACTTGGTTATTTGGAAAGCAGTTAAATATAAATGCTATTAGTAGTGCTGGTACTACTAACAAAAATATTGTATATGCTCAATCTGTTCCAGGAAAGTTTAAATTAATTCTTAAACAGTCTCATAAGCCTGTACAAGATAACTTAAAAACTTTAGATTCTATTCTTTCAGCAAAAAGTCATCTTTTAAGCGATAAAATTTATCAAGAAGATGATGCTCCTTGGCTATTTAATAAATTTGCAAGACATGCTACGCAACTAGTAGATCCCTTTGGAGATGGTAGAGTTGCTCAAAAGCCCGGGTTAGATTTTATTGTTGCAGTACAAGCAGAAAGAGCTGCAGATCCTTTATTTAATTTTGTAAAACTGGGAGCGACTCTTGGCTTAAAAAGTGAAGATGCATTTGTAAAAGAAGATGCTTTAGTTTTTTCAGATGCTCTTCTAAATACTGATAGAATAAATTTTGTAAGTTCACAGAAGAAGACAATAGCAAATTCGCACAGAGTTTTAGAAGTTAATCCTCACAATCCTTTATTATCCATACAGGGTATCAGAGACGAAACCCAAGAAGAAGTAGGGATTACTGTACGAAGATATCCGCAGACTCGCCCCCATCCTGGCGTACCAGCTGCACCGAGACACACTTTAGGTTTTGTAGATTTAGGGCCAGGAAAAAATCCTTTATCTGAAGTAGAACTTACGGATAAGCTACCTCAGCTTAGTTCCGCAACAAAAACGTTTAAAGATAGATTACATTTTGAAGAAGTAAGAAAAGAAAAATACTTTATAAACAAAGATCTACCGGTAGAATTTATAACGGATTTTCAACAGTCAGGAGTCTCTGCAAGAACTCCCGGCGCTCCAAAAATTAAATCGCATACTAGTTTTAACCAAGTAACAGATTCTTACTATGAGAGAGCTTGGAATACTTTTTATAAACATCAGCTAAAACAAACTCAAGGAGGCTATTGGAATTCTTCGGGTGTTTGGGTTCCTCCAGTATATCAACCTACATATCCTAATATAAGCTCTATGTACGGAGCAGGACATTGGATAGACGGAACAAACACATTTCCAACTCTTCCAAATAGAGAGTTAGCTTGGTTTCAAGCAGACAGTGGAAGAAGGGAAGATTACGCTTTAGTTGCAGATGCGGAATATAGTTTAGAGGGAGATTTTTATAGCTTTATGGGAACAGGCTATAAAACTCGATATAGATATTGGACAAACCCGTTTCAAACTTGGTTTTCTGGACCCTATAGTTATTTTCCTACAAAGGATGCCCAAGGTAAAAGAGTCTTATTTTATAGAGAGTTTACTAATAGAGACTTAAATGACTCAAGAGCTCCCAGATACTTAATAAATTCTCAGGGCGTTAAATATCAATCGGGGTATAATAAAGGTAGATTAAGATACTCGGGAATTACTGTATTTCAAAAACTAGCGCGTTTAGGACTACTTGGAGGAACTTTTCAGAAGCGTCGATCACTAACGCCGTTTTTATCAAACAATGCAGGAATAAAAGTAACGCCGCCTTTAATATCGAGTTCTGGGAACACAAGCGTACAAACGGATAGAGTAGGTGCATTTTTCTACCCCTATCTTCAAAATCCTGTCGGAACACCAGAAGATGTTATATTAAAAGAAACTCGTGGACCTATAAAGAGTTTCTTAAGAGCGGGGTATGTAGGTCCTGTAAATGATGCATTAGGAAATTATTTATATGACGTAAAATTAGAAACTATAAGTAAACACTTTTCAAATTACCATAGAAAAACATTTTTAAATCCTTTTGATAATCAATATATTGAAGGACTATTTGGAGGTGCAGAATCTTCATTTGCTGAAAAAAGTATTCTTACAAATATATCATATGCACTTCCTCGCCTTCCCTTAGATACAGGATTTGTTAGAAGTAGAAGAAGCGGGGCAGACGGAACTTCTGATGTTAAAATGACTCCTAATCGAGTACAAAAAGACGATATTTTATTGTCTTATATAGGTCCAATACATGATGCACTTGGAAATTATTTGTATGACGTAAAATTGGAAACTGTAGGAAAGAACTTTAAAAATTCTAGTAGAAAGTTAATAATAAATCAAGTTCAACAATTAATTGAAGGAATTGAAGGCGCCCCTAACGAAACTTTAAACTTTCAAGACTTTCCTTTAGTTATATCAGGTAGTTCTCCTATAGTTTCAGATCGTTTTTATATAGGAAATGAAAAAGTTTCAAAAGCTCGAGAAACCTATATTAATGACGGTGAAGTTAGTTTATATGAAATTATTCCTGACTTTGATAGCTCAGGGGCACTTATAAATTTAAATAAAGAAGCTCCTTCATCATTATATCAACTTCGTAGATGGGGTAAAAATTTATATGCTTCAGAAAGTATTTTAGTTAATCGTAGAACGGATGTAGGGGGGTATACGTATACAGCTTATAATACTTATACTCCAAACAATGTTCTTGAAAGCTGGCAGCGACCAGGCTATGGCCCTGGTACTTCAACTTTAGGGAGCTTTAATTATAGTACTGGATTTTTTTGGAAAGGTAGTTATTTAGCGCATGACGGTAGTACTCTTTCCACTCCTTACTATTATAATTCTGCCACTAAAACTGCTTTTTTGTGGAACTCTGTTGCAGGATATTGGGTACTAGTTACTGATATAGATATATCTATTTCTAATATTTTAGGTTCTTATGGGCAAAATGGATTTATACAGCCTTTAACTAATAGAACCGACCCAACTAGACCTTCTGCAGGAAATTTTACATATGAAGATACAGTTAATGGAGGTTTAATAAATGATTATATACTCTATCCAACGTATAATATACCTAGTGGATTACAGTCTGAATTTAGGTGGAGAAACTTAGGTAATATAGAGGCCATTTATGCGGGAGATATAAACTATAATATAAATAATCCCGGAGGCGGCCCAGGATACGCAAGTAACCCCCGCCTTAAACTACTGAAAGGCTCTAACGATCACTTATATGTAATTCTTTATTATGGTTCGGGAGTCTTGACATCAGGAAATATAAGCAATAGTCAAGTAGGAAATGGTAGCGGTACTAGCTGGCAACAAGCTAGTTATTTAACTCTTGTTGAAAAACAGACTCCAGTACCTGGAGAAACACTTTCTCCAATATTTATAGCTTCAGAAAATTCAGCGACAGACAATACATTTGTACAACAGCTGAGACATTTTGATAGAACACATACGGAAACGGTCGAGGTTGCTGACCCTGGATCCGCCTTTATACCCGTGTACTGCGCTTCATACTTTTTGGAGCCTTATGTCAGCGAAGATGGCAAATCCGCCAGTTTTTAGGAGATTTTAAAATGCAAAAAGACAGTGCTCAAATCAAGGGAATTGTCAATCTCGTTTTGAGAGATAACGCGGGTCGAGTAAAACAACATAAAACTATTCGAAATATGGTAACAAACTACGGTTTGGCCCATATTGTCGGCCGTTTAATAGACCCAAAACAAGATATTCGAGGAAGCCATGTTATTCCTCGAATGATGAGCCATATGGCGATTGGCTCAGGCCAAGCAGACGCAAGTAGAGGTGGTAATGTAGGTTCATTTACTACCACTAGTGCAACTGATCGTGCCTTGGAATTTGAAGAAGGGCTTCGTGTACAAGTTAAAAGAGATACGTCTTTTAATGCAGAGTATGCAACTTTTACTGTAGACTTTGCAGACACGCTTCCTGCTCCATATCTGAGAGCTTCAGGCACAACTCTTACTATTGCCCCTACAACCAACCAAGGATCAACTGCTTACAATGCTAGATATATCCGCGCGCCAGGTGGTAACATTGGTGACGCAATTATGACAGTAAGCGATACTACGTCAGGAGGCACTAAAGCTTTTCCCGACGGGACAAAAATTCTTGCAAAAAATATTAATTCTGACGGTCTGTTGGAGTTTACTTTGGACGCTACTATTGATACCACTAACTCTGCATTTGCTACTGCAGGCACCCCTGTAACATTAACGTTTACACCTATTCAAAGTCAGGTTGGTCGTTTGAATCCATCAACAGGAGTTGTAGAATCTACAGTTAGCTGGAGTGGCGCGGGGGATGTAACTGGTGTTAATTCTGCAGATCTTGGTGGATCTGGAAACATTCCTACTCGAGGCATTATTGGAGGCTACTACAATCAGGGAGATGCTGGTATTAATGGCACCAGTGATCCAGTGCCCCCATTTTTTGGAGACGCAGACGATGTACCTGTAGATATTGCATATGGTGATCCTTTTGTTCAATTTGGTACTTCTGTTGACGGAGTATTCCAAGGTACTGTTGCGGGTAGTAGTGTTGTAATTGACCAAGGTGTAGATCCTGAAGGGTACCCAACTAGTGAAAATGATTATGGTTCTCAGCCTAGTCCTGTTGACACTTCGGATCCCACAAATACTAGCCCTCCGAATGCTGTTGCAGGTACTAAAAAGACCGGTACTCGTATTGTATACGTAGCTACTTTTAAAGAGCAGAATCCTGCTCCGACTGGCACAACTTTTACAGGTGGAGGCACCGAGTGCCCAATCGTAGAAGCAGGTATTTTTAATGCTCTGGAGCCTGATGTAGATGCTAATACCAATGCAGACTTAACTTCATTTGATCCACCCCTTCTTCCAAGCGGCGGAACAGGTACAGCACAAACTAATACTTTGGGAGGCTCAATCGTTACTCTTAACGCTCCAGGTTCTACTAAGGGTGCTATTAGTCAAACTATGCTGTGTCGTACCACATTCAACGTAGTAAATAAAGCAACTGATGATACTCTGCAAATTACTTGGTCTGTACAATTGAAAGACACGCCGTAATTTACAAAGTAAGTTAATATAGGGGTTTTTAATGTCTGCACATATCGGCACTAACATTGTTATTGTAACAAAAGATACTGCTCAATCGTATAGTGATGGTAGCAGCTCGAATGCTGTTAACAGACTGCTTTCTGTTTTAGAAGTTGATACAAATTTTATCAACTTAAAAGAAGCCATTATTCAATTTGAGCAGTATGCAAGTGCTACTCTGGCACCATTGGCAGCCCCTTCATTAACAGGAAATGCAACTTTAAATAGGACAATTGCGGCCTCAGACGATAGTATTAGTATAGCTAATACACAGTTTGTTCAGGACGTAGTTGCTCCTATTTTAAGTGTTCAAAATGATTCTCAACTGGGAAATGCAGCACTTTTTGCTGACCTAGCTACTAAAGCTGATTTATCCGCTTCTAATACTTTTACTGTACCACAGTATATACAATCACTAAGCTATACGCAAGCCCAAGCTAATACATCAACAATAGTTACTTCAGGCTATATAACATATCATCTAGAAAATGTTGTAGGAGATGTATCACCTCTTAGCTCTAATGTTAATGCTGTAAATAACTTAGGTAATAGTACTAGTCCTTGGGATACTTTGTATGTTAATTCTATAATTCCTGTAGGGTTAAATTCAACAATTGGTACAGCAGCTAAGCCTTTTAAGGAAGGCCACTTTGCAAATAATACTGTTTTTATTGGTACCGCAGGTCTTTCTCAAGGTACTGCAGGTGGTTTAGTACTTCCTGTAAATTCATCAATTGGTGATGATGATAGTGTAGTACCACGAAACTTAATTTCAACAGAACTAGATAAAGGTGTGGGGGCTACTACCTCTGGACCTAATCGCTCTTTAAAAACGTCTTTAACTGCATCTGGAAATATTACGGCTAAAGATGCTCTTGTTTTAAACAGTGATGGTACTGTTTCTACAATAAGTACTTCTAATGATACTTTCATAGGTTTTGCAAATTCTACAGCATCTACAGGCAACTCTGTAGAAGTTATTATTTCAGGTCCAGTTACTGGACTCTCTGGGCTGACTGCAGGAGATGAAGTATTTATTGGAGTAACAGGAACTCTTCGTAATAGTAGACAATTTGATAATGATGTAAAAATAGGTGTAGCACAGTCAGCTTCAACACTATTCTTATACTCAACTTCTACTATAGATTTATATGCTCTTTCTAGTACAAAAACAGAACTACAAGATTTTTCTGTTAATACGTTAGCAGCAGGAACGAATGCTTTATCATATAACTCATCTACAGGCGTATTTGACTTTACTCCTGTTAATTTAAGCACTTATGCAACTCAGCTATATGTTGATACCGAAATTGCAAATCTTGTAGACTCTGCGCCTACAAGTTTAGATACCTTAAATGAATTAGCCGCAGCATTAAATGATGATGCAAATTTTGCAACTACAGTTACAAATAGTTTAGCAACCAAAGCTCCTTTAGCAGATCCTGCATTAACAGGTACTCCAACAGCTCCGACAGCAACAAGTGGAACAAACACTACTCAAATTGCTACAACGGAGTTTGTACAGACCGCAGTGGCAAATGATATTGAACTTACGGATTTAAGTGTAAGTACTGTGAGTGCATCTTCAGGAGGCGCCCTTAGCTATAATAATACTACAGGTGTATTTACCTTTACTCCTGCAGATACTTCTAGTTTTGGAAATGCTAGTCTTAATAGTTTTAGTGTAACTACTGGCACTCCAAATTCTAACGGTGGATTATCATATAATAATACTACGGGCGTATTTACATTTACTCCCGCCGATTTAAGTAGCTATCTCACAAGTTATACAGAAACTGATCCTGTAGTCGGTGCAATTAATGGCATTGTAAAAGCAGACGGAGCAGGAAATATTAGTGCAGCGGTGGCAGGCACTGACTACAGTACTTTTGACGCAGCGTTTAGCTCACTAACAGGTACTCCTACTACTCTTTCAGGATATGGTATCACAGATGCTGCACCTTTAGCTTCTCCAACATTTACAGGTACTCCCGCAGCCCCGACGGCAACAACAGGAGATAGTAGCACACAACTTGCAACAACTGCATTTGTACAAGGAGAGATCGCAGGATTTAGTACATCAGGCGGAGACTCTCAAATAGATTTTATTGCAGATGGTGCAATTACTTCTGGAACTGCAGTAACTCTTGGAGCAACTACTGGAGAGGTAACGGCAGTAGCTACAGCGCCTGTAGCAGGCGCTCATGCGCAATTGGCAAATAGTAGTAGCACTACTCATTATTATACTCAAAAAGATGCTCTTGATTACAACGATCAAGACGGAGTATACCAACAATTTTATCAGAATACTAGTGGTCAAACTGTAGGTGTAATTTGGAATACAAATCTTGCTACTCTAACTTTTAGTCCTGGAACTCCTCAAACTCTTTTATCTAGTCTTACTCCTGATAAGTATTTTCATATTAATGGGACTTCAACAGGTATTCTTAAAGTTGGAACGAATTCTTATATTGTTACAAATAGTTCAGGAACTTTATCTATAGGTCCCGCAAATAATGTGGGTGCGTATAGTAAAATTATTACTACTGAAACTGGTGATTTAATTGCATTAAATGGTTCTGACTGTCATTTTGTAACAGTATCAGGAACTACAATTACTTTTGGTAGCGCAATAGCAATTGGTCTTACTCCAGCTTATGGAGCTTTTGAGTGGTCAAAACTTTATAATAAATTGGTTGCAGCTTCTCTTTCTGGAGGAACTGTAACATACTCGATTGGTACAATTTCTGGAACAAGTATTACTTGGTCTACTGCTGCAACAAATACGACTTGGGCAACTAACGGAAATCAAATATTCTACCACGTAGGCTCTGAAATGCTCATTTCTAGCCGAAGAAATTATTGGTATGTAGGGGCTCCTGTCGATTTAATGATGAGAAGCTCTACTTTTAATGGAAGTACTTTTGCATTTGCTTCAAACGCAGAATCAAATGTACTTAGTATGGGGCCTGGAAATAATAATGCAAATTATTATATCTTAGAGCATACAATAAAGTGTTCAAAAACAGATGATAAGTTTGGTATTCTTACAAAATATGATGATGGAACTATTCATAGAGCTTTAGCATCTGTTTCGACTTCTGGGGTATTTGCAAATGAGCTAGGAGCTACTCTAGTAGTAACAAGAGATTATGGTAGTGCTTCGCTAAGATTCCCTGCGGGGGAGAATGATCCTGCGGGCTATCTTGCAATGGTATCTAGCGATAGGGACACTTATCCTAGTAATAATAGTAATATCTATACTTCGTTTTTCCGTACTTCTGCTGCAAGTACAAAAGATTCTTACTTAGGAATTGCACAATCAACTGTTGCAGATGGCGATACAGTAACTGTAATGCTTGCTGGAGCAATTAGTGATGTACACTCATCGCTTACTCCTGATACAACAATGTATGTACAAGATAACGGCACTATTTCTACTACTGTTAGTACTGTTATTGCTGGTAAAGCACTCAATGCAACTTCCATACAGGTATCAGATTCTAGAGGCACATTTGATAAGCCCGTAACATTTAGTACAATTACTGGAAAGCCCACTACTCTTGCAGGATATGGTATTACAGATGGTGCTAGTACTTTATTAGATATAGATATTGGTAGCAACGATTTTATTACTACAGGTAAGGCGTACTATGCAAATATGTTTGCAACTACAGGAGACTTACCAAGTGCATCAACCTATCATGGTATGTTTGCACACGTTCATGGAACAGGAAAAGCCTATTTTGCTCATGCAGGTAACTGGGTAGAACTTGCAAATAACTCTCAAATTTTTGACGGAGCTTGGAGTAGCCTTACAGGTACTCCTACTACCTTGGCAGGTTATGGTATTACTGATGCTGCTTCTGTTTCCTATGTAGATACAGAAATTGCAAATCTTATAGATTCAGCGCCAGGAGCTTTAGACACTCTCAATGAACTTGCAGCAGCTTTGGGGGATGATGCAAACTTTTCTACAACAGTAACAAATAATCTAGCTTTAAAAGCACCTCTTGCAGATCCTGCACTGACAGGGACACCTACTGCACCTACTGCTACAAGTGGTACGAATACAACTCAAATTGCAACTACTGCGTTTGTTCAAGCTGCAATCTCAGGACTTGGAGGCGGAGGCGGAGCTTCTGTAACCGTATCAGGAACAGCTCCGAGTAGTCCGTCCGCAGGAGATCTATGGTTTGACGATGTAGATTTAGTATTATATGTATACTACAATGACGGCACATCAAATCAATGGGTACAAACTAATCCCTCTGGAGCGGGCGGTAGCTCAGGAGGCTCAAGTGGTGGTGCCTCTGTAACTGTAGGGAATACCGCACCTACTTCGCCAACGGCAGGGGACCTGTGGTTTGACGATGACGATCTTTTCTTGTATGTATACATTGATGATGGTTCATCTACTCAATGGGTAAAAACTAATCCTTCTGGGGGTGGAAGTAGTAGTACTTGGGCAGAGAAAACAGCAGCCTATACTGCAGAAGCTGGAGACAGGTTGATTGTAGATACTTCAACTGCAGTAACAGTTACACTTCCTGTAGCTGCAGTACTTGGCGATGAAATAAGAATTATTGATGGTACTGGAAATGCGGCAACAAATAATATTACAATAGCACGAAATGGACATAATATTGAAGGTAGCGCAACAGATTTAACAATTGATGTAGATAGAGCAGCCTTTGGATTAGTATACTATAATGCTACTCAAGGTTGGGTAATGACGGAGCGATAATGGCAAATTATTCTGACGTAAAAGCAAGCGGAGCAATAGTTAAATCTTATGCAAACTTTGCTGCGTTTCCTTCCAGTGGAAATAGTGCAGGAGACCTTGTACTTGCTTTAGATACTGGAGGTATTTATGTCTGGGATGGATCAGAGTGGGATCGTGTAGCTTCTGGAGCAGACGAACTTCCAGAGTTTACAACAGAACCCGCTGCAAGTTATGACTTAAATGATGACGGTACTGCAACAGTGATTACTGTTGCTGCGACTGATCCAGAAGGATTTCCAATAACATATTCACATGATACTGTTCCAAGTAATCAAGCACAGGCTACAATCACAAATAGCGGTGGAACCTTTACTGTAACACCTACTACTACGGAGGCAGATGCCGGCACGTTTAGTTTAAGATTTAAAGCAAGTGACGGTGTGAATGTATCTTCAAAAACAAGCACTATGAATTTATCTTTCTATTCTGGCCTTCTTGACTTCAGCCCCTCTATAGATGGAGCTAGTAGCTGGGACTCAGTTAATGGAGCAGCTTCAATTTCTTTGACTGATACAACCCAAGAATACACAGTTACAAATAATAATACTAATGCTGTCGTACTTCAGTTTGATGTACAAGGAGGTTCAGGACATGTTCAAGGTGGCAGTTCTGCCGGTACGGGAGGTCGTGCTATTGCTACTTATTCTATTCCTGCGGGCGGATCCATTAAATTACGTGTAGGAGCTGCTGCGCCTGGTACGGGGTCTGGAGGAGGGGCTTCTGCAGTTTATAGTAGTACAAATGCAGATACTCCATATATCGTAGGCGGTGGTGGTGGCGGTAGTGGTAATACTACAGGAGGTAATGGAGGAGGTGACTCGGGCGGTGGCGGAACAAAAGTAAGTGGTTGGAACGCATACGGAGGCGGTGGAGGTACTCAAACTGCTGGAGGCGGTGGAGGATCTGGCGATCGTGGAAGCGGTAGCGCGGGCTCTTTTAGACAAGGAGGCAATGGATTCTATAACTCTACAAATGGTCCAGGAGGTGATGGATGGGCTCCTGGAGGTAGAGGAGGATACAAAGGTGGAGACGGCTGGCAAGGTGGTGGTGGCGGAGGCTACTACGGCGGTGGAGGCGGAGGCGCTTCTGCGGGTGGTGCAGGCGGTGGCGGTGGCTCCGGTTTTATAGGAAATGGAGCAACTTCAGTTTCTAACACGGCGGGAGGAGCAGAACAAGCAGGCGGCAAAATTGTGATGACACCGGTACCATAATGGCAAACTATTCAGACATAAAAGCAAGAGGTAAAAAAAGTTTTGCAAACTCTGCAAGTTTTCCTGCAAGCGGTAATACAGGTGAAATTATTGTAGATCAAGCAACAGGAACTTTGCATGTTTGGAAAGGTAGTAGGTGGGATCGTGTAGCTTCTGGTCCTGATGCAGGTCTAATTTTTACTACAGAAGCACAATCTTCTTATGTTCTTGCATCTGATGGTACAGCTACTACAGTTACGGTAGCGGCTTCGGACCCAGAAGGGTTTCCTGTAACATATAGCTATGACGTGCTTCCAGCAGATCAGTCACAAGCAACAATTGTAAATAATAATGATGGAACTTTTACAATTACACCATCTACAAATTCTGCTAATGCGGGAAACTTTACACTAAGAATTAAAGCAGACGATGGAAGAAAAGTAGTACGAACAACGTCGACTGTATATCTTGCTTTTGCTACACTTACAGTATCTCCTGCAGTAAGTGGAAATACAACTTTTACATCAGGAAGTGTAACAGGATTTGCAGCTAATACCGTTTATACTTTAAGTAATAATACTGCCGCTGATTTTGATTTAGATTTTGATTTAGAAGGTGGAGCAGGTGGAGGTAGAAGTAGCGATGGGTTAGGCGGGGGTGCAGGAGGGCTTACATCAGGTAGATATACTCTTGCTGCGAATTCAAGTATTAATCTTTTAGTAGGGGCTAAAGGTAATAATGGCACAGATTCAAGATATGGAGGAAATGGCGGAGAAGGTACTGGCATTTACACAGGTACTTACGGTTCTGGAGAAGTTCCTATAATGGTAGCTGGTGGTGGTGGCGGTAGCATGAATGGAGGCACTCAAACCGGCGGGGGTGGAGGCACTACAGGAGGTGCTGGTAGTGACACTAGCACCAACTCAAATGATACTCCAGCGGGAGGAGGTACTCAAACCGGTGCAGGTGGAGGTGCTGGAGGTAATAGATACAATGGAAATCCTGGATCCGGAAGAAATGGTGGTGCGGCACCTGCAGGAACTTCATCGGGAGGAGGTTATACTAATCCCAATCCGGCAAACTCTGGCCCGGGATTTGGAAATGGCGGCATAGGTTGCTTCTTTCCTTCGGGCGGCGGAGCTGGAGGTGGGGGTGGTGGCTACTATGGCGGAGGCGGGGGAGCTATTGTATTTCCCGACGCAGGGTCTGGAGGAGCGGGTGGCTCAGGATATTTTGATTCAAATGTAGTTACTAATGGAAGCACTACAACAAGTGGAGGAACCGCAAATAGTAACGGATCTTGCACGATCACATTTGTATAAGGAGTAAAAATGGCATATAATTTTCCAGATAGTCCGAGTAACGGAGATACATTTACACTAAATGGTGTAACGTATGCCTATAACTCGACAAAAGGAGTATGGAAGGATACTGCTGTAGGAGTTTTGCCCGCGACAGTTACTTCTTCTGATACTGCTCCTTTAAATCCAAAAGCGGGAGACTTGTGGTATCGTACAGATGTTAGTAGTCTTTATGTTTACTATAGTGACGGATCTTCAAGTCAATGGGTAGGTGTATCTGGACCCGCAGGACCTGCAGGACCCGCAGGAGCCAATGGTGCTGATGGTGCTGATGGTGCTGATGGTTCTTCTGTAACTGCTTATGCAAATTTTGCAGCAGTTCCTACTAGCGGAAATACTGTAGGAGATTTTGCTTTTACTTCT